TTTCCGCTGCAATGTATTGTTCCTGAATGGTTTCAAATGTAGAAATAGCATTCTTGTGTGATGCAGCTTCCAATTGTTCAAACCGCAGCTTCCAATATGCACTATTCTTCATCTACAACACCACCTTCACCAGGGTAAGGCTTGAAGGCATTCTGATATTCTGCCATTGCAGCTTCTTTTTCAGCTTTCTTCCTTTCCAGTTCAGCTTGTGGGTCATCAACCCAAGGATGCTGTGATACAAGGGTTTCATCAGAAAGAATTCCAATTGATTTGTTGATGTTTTCAATGACTTCTGCTTCATTCATCAACATGTCACGATTGAATATAATTTCAACTGGTTCATCCTCAAAGTTACCAAGACCAGTGTTTGCAAAATGACAATTGATAAACCAAAGTAATTCTTCAAATGCAGCTTGATATTCAGTTTCCATTTCATTTGCATCCAAGTCAATATCAGAATACATTGATTGAATATTCATCTGATTTGGTTCACCTGAAAGTCTGTCATCCTTTGCATCATAACCCATTGCATTTTCAATAATTGCTTTCTTGAATATCTCAATAATTGCCTTGTAGTTTTCAGCATTCACTTCAACCTGCAATGTTTTCAGGTCACCTGCTGCACCATCAACGGTCTTGACCTTAACAGCACCATAGGTTGCCAGGTTCTTTCTGAATTCACCAAGTTTTTCACCATCATAGTTCACTAAAACAAGAATGGTGTTCCTTGCATCTTCTTCCATATTGTTTTGGAAGTTGGAAAGGATAATATTCAAGCCATCCTGCAAAGATTTCACATTCTTGATAAGTGGTATTTCCTCACTGTTGTATTTGAAGGGAATCAGCGGAATTCTTGACCAGTTCCATCCTTGGTCATTGCCTTCATGGTCAGTGGTGGTGAAGTAATTTGCAAAGAAGGGATTGTCAGGAACAAGCCTTCCATCTTCCAGGGTGAAGTAATGAATTCCATTTTCATCATAGACTTCAACTTTTTCAATAGTCTTTTCCTGGTCACCTTCATAAGCAATGACTTCATATATCCTGATTGCATAATCAAGGATGGTGTGGTCTGCATCTGCCCAACCAGGAATGATTTCATATCCTTTGAACTTCTTTAAGGCGAATTCACCATGTTCATTGTAGTAAACAAACAACCATCCAATGCCTTCATTCAAGGAATCCTTACCCAGGTTCTTCAACAAACGCATGAAACGCTTATTGAACATCTGCTTCAAAAGCTTATCATAAATTTCATTTTCTGTTCTGATTGCTATTGGTTGACCAAGCAGGTAATTTGTCTTTTGATTGACCATCTTCTTGTACTGGTTATCAACAATCCTGTTGTTTGGAAGGTTGTCAATTTCGGTCAATTCACCGCCTTCACCAATAACAGTCCTTTTTCTTTTCAGGATGTCATGGTTACCTGCAAAGTACCTTTCACCATCAAACATTTCTTTTCTTCTTCGACTTGCCTTGAACCGCTGAATTTCAAGTTCAATGAACCGTTCATCAGTAATCACTGTTTCAGCACCCATTCTGATGATGTTGTTCACTCTTTCAGTTTCAGATTGAAAAAAGTTAAACACGATTCATTCACCCCCTTTCATTACCTCATATATGATAACACCAAGAAATACAATGTTTTCAAAGTGTTTTGTTACTATCATGTTACTAATCAAAAGAAAAAGACTTCCCTTTGACAAATTCTTCAAGGGCATATCTCATTGCATCCATCAAGTGGTTAAAGTCATCAATAGGGATGTTCAACTTCTTTCCAAACTTATCTGTATCCCAGGTATAGTTGCTTATTTCAGTGATGAAGTTTACACACCTTGGGTGAATGATAATTTTGAAGTCCTGGATAAAGTCAATTCCATTATTCACACTGTCTTTTCCTTTTCTTGCAGCAGTGATGTTTGAAAGACCAATATCACGCAACCTGTCAATTGACTTCGGTTCTGCTGAATCTGCCCTGATTCGTTCCTTTCGGTATCCCATATTTGTGACTTCCTTTGCAATTGCTTCATTAGACATACCTTTTTTATACATTTCATCAAACACATAGATGGTTTTACCTTGCAGGTCAATCATTCCACACCATAGTGCAGAAGGGTCATTTGTGTAACCAAAGTCAAGACCGAAAGCTGACTTGATACCAGGTATCTTTTTGATTTCTTCCAGGTTAAAGGCTTTTTCTTCCCAGTTCTCAAATATAAGACCCTCAACAATTCCCCAGTCACCAAGACCTGCAACCCTGTACCTTCGGGGATTGTTTTTCTTCATTGTTTCAAAGACCTTTCTATCCGCTGCATCCAACCATTCATTGCACATGTAATTGGTTGTCAGTGCAAGAATATCAGGGTCAGGGGGTGCATCAAAGAAACGCTTCTTTATCCAGTGATGTTCATTCCATGGGTTGAAGGTCATTGTTATCTGTTTGAACAAGCCTTCTGGAACTTCACCACGAATGGATTCATCAAGCATGTCAAAATCAGATTCTTTCATGATTTCATATGCTTCTTCGCATTGTGTTACGGGCAAGCCGCTTCCGCTTGCCCTCTATATGTTTCCATATAGAGCAGACTATATCTTCGCACTTCCGGAGAAGTGTGCCTCCCGTTTCGGATTCGCTTGAACCCTACTCTACTAACAAAAAAAGCACCCTTGTGGATGCTTTTCTGCTTTCGATAGTCGTTGAACGTTCTACTTGACATTTTTATAAGCCTTACCGTTTATAATCAATCCTATTACCCTATTTGTCACACCGTATATTTTGCCAAGTGCAACCGTTCCAAATTCTTTGCTTTGTGGAACATATAGTTTTCGGATTTCTTTCACTTGTTCATCGGTAAGTTTTGCATTGGAATTTTCAGAACCAAGCCTTGAAGTTTTTAATCCCATCTTGTAAGCGTGAACCATTTGTTCTTTCCTGTCAACCCATTCAAGATTTTCAACAATGTTGTTCTGTTTGTTTCCATCTTTGTGATTGACTGTGCTTTTGCTTTCAGGATTTGGAACGAATGCCTCTGCTACCAATCTGTGAACTCTCGCCGTCTTGTCTCTTCCTTGGTGTATCAGCCTTACTTTCACATATCCGTCATGCGTAAGGCTTGTGGAGCGGATTTTCTCTTTCCTTAGAGTAGTTCCGCACCAACCGCCAAGGCTCTTCACACATCCTTGATTGCTCACTTGGTAGAAGCCCTCATATCCCTTGATGTCCTTCCAGACTTCTTTCATGGTATCACCGTCCTTACCTGTATTTCGTAAGTATATGATACCATAACCATTTATTATTGTCAAGTAGCTTCGCTGCTGATTGCCCTCGTCTTTACGTTAGGGTGTTCCAGCAATTAGAGAAGTTTATTTTTATGATGTGAACCGATAATGTTAATCCACATCCAACACAGGCAACCAACTTCAACAGTGATAGAAGTGACTTTCAATGGGTCATCAAGACCCCTGAAATAAATCTTCTGACCTGTGGGAATGTAAGTCATTTCAAGCGGTGATTCAGTGATTTTCCAAAATTCCTGAACACACAACCTGTTGATTGCCCATTTCAATTCAGTGAAACAGGAATCCTTGATTGTTCGGAAAGTCTTTCTTATCACCAAGGTATTTGCATCAGGATATTTCATCATATTAGTTATATACCATAATGCAGCAGTCTTTGATTTTTTAGATGCTCTTGAACCTTTTACAATTCTGTATCTGCCTTTGAACTTCCAAAACTTGTTGTATTTCTTTCCAACAACTTTCTTCAATGAAATGTTCAACTTTTGCATGTTCATCACCGCCTTTTTATGGTGCAATAAATGCAAGATGCTGAAAACACAGGCTTTGTCAATAATTTTGTTACTAACCTGTTACTATTCATCATCTTCATCATCCAGGTCATCTTGAATAACAACAGGAATTGCACCAATGATGTTCATATTATCTTTGTACAACCCATATCTTTTCCCAAGAAGTTCAGCAGCTTTCATTTTGTCTTTTTCATCAGGTGCTTTCATCATTCTTCTTGCATCTGAACATCCTTCACCAGTACCTTCAATCACAATAACTTCTGACATAGATTCACCACGCAAAACAGAAGTTAAGTACATCATGACTTCTGATGCATCTGCAATATTTTCATTGTGAACCTTTTCAAGCTGTTCTTCTATATAGTTTTGAACTTCAACATTCTTCAACAATCTCTGTCCTTGACTATATGCTGTCTTTTCACTATAACCTGCCCTGATTGCAGCCTGTGTTGCATTTGTATCAACTAAATATTCATCTGCAAACACTTTCTGCTTCTTTGTCAGTGCCATCTGCAACACCGCCTTTCAATCAAAATAAAAAATAGCAGCAATTCACTTGCTGCTATTTCTTCAAGTTTAATTGAACCATATATTAACAGTGACATACAAGGACATTTCATGTCATCTTTTTGGAATAACTACATTCTGTAATGCTGCTGAATGTATTCTATGTATCTGTTTAATAGAATAGTTCATAATTTCAGCAGTCTTTTCCCAGGTTAAAAATTCAATATACCTGCATCTTAACACAAGCCTTTGGTCAGGACTTTTCACCGCTTCAATAACATCATGAATTTCCTTTTTCAAATCAACAAAGTGGTCTATTTCATCATTGATTTGCTTTTCAAGGTCAACAATTTTTGCAATAATATTTGAAATTCTATCCCCTGGAAGCTTGCCCCCTTGAACTCTTTCCTTTGAAAAATCTGTACTTGGAACACTTGTTGAAAGAAGCCTTAACTGTTCAACTTCTCTGATGTGACTATTTATCAATTCATTCAGGCGGTATGCTTGCCTTAAATATTGTTTTGCTGTCATTTCATCACCCTTTCTTCAATACTTTCATCTGTTACACATCAATGTTACAGTTACACTTAAAATGTTACGGTTGTATTTTTCATGTGTAACACCTTCAAAGTCAGACACATCAATACTTTCACAGGTTAAGTGTTACACTTGTTACAGTTATACTTCTTATATAGTTATTTTTTATGAAATCATTAAAATTTAATGATTATAAAAAACACTAATATTGTTATTAAGTTAAAAACAACCGTAACATGTGTAACATGTGTAACAACCCTGTATTATCAAGGCTTTCATTGTTACACTTGAAAAATTCAACCGTAACATAACCATAATAAACTGTAACATTGATTACTTTTGAAAGTTAATTTTCAATAACCTTTGATGCATACATATCAGCAGTGTGAGTGAATAACACATTCGGATACTTTCTGATTGCCTTGTCAAAGCCTCCCCAGTCATCCCTGTTATAAGCACCCATGTGATACCTGATGCACAAGATTTCTTCTTCTGTCAATGTGATGAACTGTGACAGCAGCATGATTGACTTATCACCATGCCCTTTCAGCAGCACATCAGATGCATGTTCAAAGTGTGCTTCTTCACCTTTCACTTCACCAGTTCCCATCATCACCTGACCTTCTTCATCCACAACCTTGATGTATTCATCTATCTTGCACAGGTCATGGAACATGCCAACAATCCAGGGTGATTCATTCCGCTGCCACTGTAAGTTCAGGTTTTCGGTCATCCACATCAACCTGTCTGCAACATTGGTTGAATGGTCATACAGTCCACCTTCATAATTTCCATGATACTTTGTGGATGCAGGGGAAAGGAAGAACCCATTGTCAGCCAAGTAATCTGACAGGTCATCAGGTATAGATGCAGGTTTCATTCTGCTGAACTGGTTCATTCTCTTAATCATTTCTTTCATTTAAAGTTACCCCCTCAATATCTAATCTGAATACATTTTGTTACAGTAATCTCGCCATTGCGGATTTTTAATCTCTTTGTATAAATTACATGCATATGATTGAACCGCTACCTTGAAATATCCACTTTTTTTGTTCTCACATATCCTAAGCTTTGGGTGCATTGGAATCCCTTTGTAAATTGCATAAATACAATCTCCACATCTGTTCATTTTTGAAATATTCATTTGAAGCACCTTCCTGTCTTTTTATCTTTTATTTCAATTCGGTTCAAAAGTTCAAAACCACTTTCATTTATGATGAACTTTAACACCTTAATCAGAAAGTTGACTTTTGATTCCAGTTCAACATCTTCTTTGATTATTGGTTTCAATGCTTCATATGCTGTTGGGTCAGGACATCCGCTTGCATTGAATTTTGGGTTTTTATTTGCCACTTGCTGCACCACCTTTCAGATAAGTATTCAATTCAGGCTTGTTTTGACAAGTCCAAATGCAGCAAAGCAGATTCCAAGCAAATGCCCTGTCATGTGGTTCATCATTGTCACCACGAATCCATTTCAGATAATGCCTGACCGCTGAATCAATGTAACAATACGCAGGAATGCCTTTTCGCCAGTTGTTGTCACCATACTTCTTTGCACCTTCTTCAAAGTGGATGGACACTTCAAGCATCATGTCAGAAAGTTCTTTTTCCTTGCTGTCATATTCAGTGATTTTGCCATTTTCATCTTTGGTCATATAGATGCTCGAAAATTCTTTTAGTGCATCAAATAGGGGGATGACATCACCTGTGCTTTTGAACTCATGAATCCGCATTAACTCTTTTAACCCCATCAAGTCAGCAACTACACCCAGGGGAAGAAGGTCACACCTTCCTTTGCCTTCCTGAATATCTCTGACTGCACCACTTTCAAACTTCCTTCTGTTCCCACTGTCTTTGATGGAAGGTGCTTTTTCACAACTGATGCAAACCTGCCTTCCCTCTGGAACATATTCACCGCACATTACACATGTATCCACTTACACCACCCTTTCTTTTACCTTG